GTGGTGTGCATCAACCCGGTATAAGTCAGGCACCAATCGGGTACGAGTTTAACGTCATCTGGGACGGAGGGGGGAGGGACCACTAGTAGGGGTGCGGCAACTCCCGCGGACGCCTACTGGGAATGAGGTACTTGCCGGGAGCAGGGAACGACTTCGGCATGTGTGAGCTCGGGTGAATGTCCACATTGGGGAGCTTGTACGCGTCTCGAGCGGACCGGGAGAAATGGAGGGCCAGAGCAGACTCCTCACCAGCGTAGCCGTCGTGAACGGAGTGGCGGTTGGCAACGTCGATCGAGTCCCAGAAGTTGCGGTCCACACGGCCGTTTTCAAACCCGATGCGGGCCCGGGTATACACAGCAACAGGGGAAACGGTGAGGCGGGAACGACCGTACTCGAAACCACAAAACTCGCCGATACGAGCGATAACGGGTTTGGGGGACATGTTGTAATGAAGCCGAGACATGGCATCGGAGGGACCGAACTTCCCGAGAAGGAGCGAGTCATCACCGGAAAAGCAGCTGACCGTGCCGACCGGGCAATCAACCGAAACACCGGTGAGGGCGGCGTTGCGAGCCGTGTTCAGGAGCCAGGTGTAGCGATCTCCAGAGAACTGCATGATGGGCATCGGACCAGCATAGCACATGGTGTTGGTCTTCTCATGAACGTACGTGTCGATGACATCCTGCGGATAGCCGACCTGCTTGAACAGCCAAATGTCGAAATCCAGGAAAATGGCGTCACAACCCGAGTCCCAGGCAGTGTAGTCGTTGGCAGTGGTCCAACTGCCCGGGCGCCAGTGTTTGCGGTACCAATCGTACATCTGGTTGAAAGAAGACCGACAGTGCAGGTAGGTGGTGGGACGGCAAGCGGTGCGGAGGCGGCGCTCGAGGTACAAAGCCCAAACTGAGTCACGCAAAGTCTTGGTCAGAGGGAAGGTGGTGACGATCTGGCCAGGCTTGGCAGGGCCGTAGATCTTGTCCAGCTTCTTAACTATCTGGGACTTGAGGAACAGTTTGGTCGTCGTTGGGGCCCAATCAAGGTCCTGCTCGAGCGTCTTGGACTGGATCGAGCGGATAGGGCGACCGTTCAACCACGTCTCGAGGCGCTCAACAGCACAGCGGTGGAAAAGAGCCTCATCAAACTCGCCGTCAAGAGGCCGGAAGAACTTGAGCAGCCCCTCACGCAAAGCAAGGGCGCTCTGGCGCTGGCCAGGGGAAAGTGTTGGGTCCGAGCGACCAATGTGGATACGCTTCTGCATGGAGAGCTCGTTTGTAGCGCGGTCGCGGGCACGATGTTCAAGGCCAACTTTCGAACCTTCCTCGGAAATCTGCTCGGTGCGAAGCCCGACCGCTGGCACAAAGACATCGCGGACATCACTGTCGGCAAGTTCC